GAGAGTTTAGGAAAATGACAGTTATTTATGAAAAATAGAAGGGAGAATAAAGAATGATAGAAATTTTAGGTGGAAATTTAGATGTTGCTTTTAAGGAATTAAATATTGATGCAATAAAAACATATGAAGGAAATACTCATTTAAACAGTTCAACACAAGTTTGGGAAGTTAGTGATAGAGATTTTGAAAGACTTTGTAATATAGATGAAGATGATTGGGAAGACGAATGGGGTTGGTGGAGGAGTTCTGTAGGTTCTAATATACGTAATCCACTGACAATTTTCAAAATCAAAGGTCAGGAATTGATAGCATGGGATGGGGATAACCGAATAGAAGAAGATAAAGCAGATGATAAATATCTATTTGAAAGAGAGTATTGTAATTTATTAGATTATTTATGTGATGAAATAGGTACAAGTCAACCTAGAAATGTATGTGCTTTAACTGTAGATTTAGCAAAAATAAATAATATGAAATTAAGTGAGTTATTTATTAAATATCAAGATTAATAAAATAAATTTAAGTTTGGGCGGTTTGGGCGAATTAGGTATGTTAATATGGTAATAAGTGAAGATGTAAATATTTGGAAGCGATATAGCCTCCTTTCTTAGGACATACCTTTGTGGTGTGTCCTTTTTGTGGTATAATATGGAAGGAAGAGAAGGGAAAGGGGGAAAAAAATTTGAAAGGTAATTTAAAAAATAAAAAGAAAAAAATAAAAAGAATGATTATGAAATATAAAACTCTTGTCTACTTAAATAATGGAGGCTTTAGTATTTTACTGATTTTGTCACTGATAAGTTTAATATTTTTTACTAATTTACCTGCGACTATATATTTTTTTATAAGTGCAATAATCGTTAAGAACGGGAGCATTAGCTTAAATGATTTTGTATGTATTAATCCATATATAGGAGTTGTTCATATGAGATCTGATATTGATAAGAGTTATTTAAAAGATTCTAATGATAAGGAAATAGAGAGGTTATTAAAGTATAAGTTCTATGAAGCTTTAAAATTGATACCCGACAAAACCAAAAATTTTCCATTTAGATTATATAAAGATGAGATATATTTTAAAACTCATAGGTTGGTCTATTTACATTTGCTTAGAATCATAGGCAGAGAAAACAGAAATAAAATTATATATGAAAAACTCAAAGAGGATATTGTCACTGAAAAAATGTTTAAATATGATCTAAATGATGTAGATAGATTAGAAGAAAGTGATATAGATAATATTCTTACTCCAGTTTTAAAATGCAGGGTAAGAATTAAAATAAGTGATATAGATGAATTTAAGAGTCTATAGCAAATTGCTTTCTCTGTAATAATTTTAAGGTGTCTAATAAATATTCAATGTCGAAACTTGCGATAAATAAATGAAGGATTTTCTCCTTTCTTGTAGAATAAATAGAGAGAAAGGAGGGAATAAAATGGCAGAAAAACGTGAATATGCATGTCCAGAATGTGGGTACTATTTAGGAACCACAACAAATACTGGAGGAGGAGCAAGTAAAGTATGCGGAAATTGCAAAAAAAGAATAAAAATTAAGTTTACTCCTCAGGGGGTATATTGTGCAGTAGAAAAATAATAAGATAAATAATTTAAGAGCCAACCCGGCTCTTTTTTCTTTCAAAAAAACACACAAATAAAACAACTCAAATAAGTAGATGGTGATCATTGGATGAAATCAGGATAAAAGTAAAACTGGTCTATTTAGATTGGATGAAACAGAAGGAAATATGTTAATATGATAGTAAGTAAAGATGTAGATATCTGGAAGTGATGCCTCCTTTATTTTATCGAATTAGCAAAGGGCTTACTGTTATTGTAGATCCTTTGTTGTACATAACAGATATTAATTGTAAAAACCTTTTATATTTTACTTTATACTTTAGAAAGTAGTGTTTGAGCCTATTGCAAATTATAAAATTGTATAAAAATGGAAAATTTAGAGTGTTTTAAAATTCCTTTTATATTTTACTTATTTTTATATTTTACTTATTAGCTGGACTAAGGCCTTGGAAAGCAGCCTTAGTGTCTAGTAATATAAACTAGACAACATGGAATTGAAACAGAAGATATGGATACTATAAAAAATACCAGCCATAGCTTACGTCCTGATCCTATGTTCCAGCTAAATACGAACATATAAATCACTCCTATTAAATTTTAAATTGTATTAATTATATTATATGGCAAACAGTTAGAAAAGAAACTTGTATTTATTACCAAAACTAATTGTCATAATTTGTCGAACGATTACTGAAGGAATTTCTCTTTTTATGTCGAAGTATTTATTAAGGAAAGGGGCGATTCTTTATGAATGAAAAAATAAGAAAATATCAGACGGAATTTGGATTAAATACTTATGTTCGTAAAAATAGATTGATACCAGTCTGGATGTTAGATGAAATAGAAGACAATACTAACTATCATATTTATATGATATTATCTGCACCTAAAACATATATCAAAAATGGAGAAATTATAAAAAAAGATAATAAATTAAATTTTAAATTTATGCAGATAAAAGATGAAGAAGAGGTATTAATAGAGGTGAGGGATTTCCCTTTTAATGAGTTTTTTGCGCATCCAGAAATAGACTATAATAAGGTAAACTATAAATCAGCTCCACCTTATAATATTATAAATGTATATGGTGATGATATTGATTTTAATATACACGTTGATGATATTAAGGTTATTTATGATAATATGCAGTATAAAAAATTTGAAACAGAAATACTATATATTGGTAAGTCATATGGAGTAAAAAAGAAAAGAACTGCTATAGATAGATTAAAATCACATGAAACATTACAAAAAATATTAGCTAAGCAAACGAGTAATTTGAACAATAGCATATATCTATATTTATTAGAAATTATGC